AGTTCAGGTAAGAGCACACAGTGTCATCACCAAAACGCACATATGAAATTCCATGAGTTCTGCATGGTACTCTCACGTACTTTTCGCCAGTAGCTGCGGTGGTGACAGGCATTTCCACGTCCCAGGTTGCAACTGTGGTGCTAGTGTCATCCGTGATTCTGTAAACGCCAGCATTTACACCAGCCCTGCAATAGATGGTGCACAGATTAGCAACAGGGGTGAAATCACACGCCCCGGTGGTTACGGTAAGACCGTTTGCGTTACCAGCGGTTGAAGTCAACACGCTCGGCGCAGTCCCTACCGCATCGTTGTAAATAGGCGCACGAAGAATTGTCGAAGGCGTAATAAGCTGGATTTTAACCATAGCCCTTTTATCGCCTTTGGAATAAGGGCCTTCAACACCGGTGTACTCAACCGTATTCGACCTGATTCCTGCCGCAGCTTCAGCGGTGATATAGTTGGCCTTGTAGGTTGAATTATAAGCAGGATATCTCCTGTTAGTGCCAATGACGACACCGAAAGGAACGTCTTTGTTTGTGGTATTCGACGCACCATCGGCCTGCTCCCTGATGCAAACACCCTCGTCTAATGCAGACATATCAACCGTGACAATATCTCCCACATAGACGGTGGTTGAAGGCTTCAGGGGAACCCATATCGTCTGAGGGCTTCCTTGAACAACAGTAATAGCCATTTTTCATATCTCCTATGTATTTATTTTTTTAATAATCACCACGCCAGTTAGTTGACCCACAAAACGGGCAACCGCCCGATACATCTGGCTCAAAACTATAGCGTATTCCCTTTGCGGTACTACCATCGGCCCCGTACTCCATAGCCACTTGATAGTCCTGAATGCTGTCACCAAGTACAAATACGGCTCCACGGCCACTATCAGCAGCAATCTGAATTTCTTCAGTGATTGTTACGGCTGATGTTGACTGCGAATCTCCTAGCGTATCCCTCTCTTGGTTACATATCCATCCACAATGCCAACATCTGAACCATTTACCGGAGTCCTCACCATCGCCTCGAAACTTGTTACCTCTCAAGGGGATTCTTCGGGACTGTTTGGGCAAACGCCTTGCAGGTCGGCTTGTGTAAAACATTGTTGTCACCATAAAAAAAGCCACTCGCAGGGAGTTAATCCCCATGAATGGCTTTTGTGTTATGCTAATTTTTAGCTAACTATTTCTTTTTGGGCTTTGTCGTGACGCTTTGGTGTAGCTTTTCAGCGGCTTCGGCCCCGTCTTTCCGTTTCACGTAATTCAGAAAGTCTTTTGCCGCATCGTCAAGCTCCGGTAATGCCGTTGTCTTTGCTGTGACCTTTTGGCTTGAGGCAACACCAAGGGGCGCAATAGGCGGCTCACCCTTCAGCGGGTTTTCCTTGCCCTTCGGTTGTGCAAGTTGCTTTCTCAGGTAGGCCCGTTCCGCCTTGTAGAAGTTCCTTTCTGCATCGGCAGATGCGTCTGATGAATGTTTCTCGTTAAAATTGCTCATCATCTCGTCAAAGATGGCTTCGTATTCGTCTTTCTCGTAGTCCTTGCCGAGAACTGATACAGTTTTCAGGTAGGCATTTTGGTATTGTGTTTGCCCCTCAAGCTCTTTTCTTCTCTCGTTCTCAAGAAAGACCCTAATCTCTTTCTTGGTCATCGGAATATCTTCGTCAAGATCCTCTTCTTGTTGCTCTGGCAATGCCGTTGTTTTGGTCGCCAACTGTTCAAGAATATTTGACAGTTTGGAAAGCGTCTCTTCCGTCTTATCGTACTTCTCAAATAACTTCTGGACCTTCCGGCCAAGTTTCGACCTTTCGGAATTATCCTCCGGTTCTTCCTTAGCAGGCTCTTTTTCGGGCGGTTCTGGATCTTTTATCTCTTCAACTTCCGGTTCTGCCGGGATGGCTTCTTCTTTCTTTTCCTCTTCACCTTCAACCTCGGCAGCGGCGGCATCAAGCATCTCGTAAGTCACTTTGTCCGTGGCTGCTTCACTGTTGTTAGCCATAATCATTGACTACCTCCTGTTGTAAGTTTGCTGAATTTCAATAAATCATCCTTGTACTTGTTTATAGTGCTTGACCATGCGCTCAAGATTGAACGGTAGGCCCTTAGTTCCGCCCTTGTATTGAGATCGTCTTCTTCTGCGACTATCTTCTCTATTCTTGACTCCATCTGTTTAACGGCATCTCTTAAAAGTTCCTGTCCGGCATTGGTGGAAATGGCATTGTAAAACTGCTTATTCTTACCCAACACGGAAAGAAGTCGTCTTGAACTCTCTGAACCTATTTTTTTAGCCATTATCTCTAAGACTTCATCCTTTTTATTGTCCATAAGACCCCTCCCTGGTCATTGATTCCTGCGCCGACATCGGCAATAAGGCTTGATTGCTCGGCCCGGATACTGGCCCGGACATCTGGGGCGATTGTTGACCCCCTTGCGCCATGGGCTTTTTCGGATCGAGGAACTTGTCTGAAAAGTTCACATACTCGTCACCCATCAACTTGATAAATTCACCTAAGATGTAATTCAGCATCTTTGGGGCGTCCGGGTGCTGGATGGAAGCCAAAACCTGGGCCATTGACATCCACTCCTTTCTCTTTGCCATTTTGGAGTATTCCGTCTCAATGGACTGAGAAAGCGGCTTATAGTAGTAGTCTTTGGTCGGATCAAAGTCATAAACCTTATCGCCCATCAACTTCAACCCGGTAATGGGCTTTGCGAACCTATAGGTCATCTGCAAAATCATCCAATATTGTTCACATAAGACCGTATTCTCATACGTCATGCTCTTGTAGTTGCTTCTTATGTTCGTGCCCTGTGAAGCCGCTGAGACAGCCGTAGCGGTCGTGCTGGATATGGCTGGGGTTTGCCCCATAGATGGCGGCTGAATGGCGTCTACTTGCTGCATTTTGGATGTCAGCATACCAATCTGATTCAAGGCTCCGACTATGTTGTCTGATATCTTCAGCTCAACCAGATCATCAGGATTTTCAAGCTCTATCGGGTGGCCCGGCTGGATATAGACGCTTGAATTGTCCTCAAGGCTATACTTCTTAATCTTCATGGTCGGCAATGTGGCAAGCAAGGTCCGGTCCTGGCTCACATTGAAAGTATCGTCAATGGCAAGTTGCAACTCTCTGACATACTTTCCATCTCCCACGCCACCGTCCTCGGTCGGGTGAAGATAGCACAACCCCCGGATCAATGGCCTGTAGGGTATCCCCTCCGCACTTGTGAATGGGGTTAATTTATACCCAATCAAACGTTTAACGGACTTGCTTAATACGAAAGTCATTATGACTTCCAATAGTTCTGCGTTCTTTGTCGGATTGCCGTAAATGTCCAATCCTGGCTTTACTGACTCGTAAATTATCCGGCCTTCTGCGTCCCTGTCTACTATCGTCCAATATTTGCCGTATCTTTCAAGTCGGACATATTCATCCTCTGTTGCGGAGCTTGTAGCGGAATATCCCTTGTTTTTGTTGTAGGTTTCATCGGCTACAGCAGACTTACCTTTGGGTTTCGGCTCTTTTTCGAGCTTGTCTATGTTGAAATAGCCGTTTTTGTATTGCTCGGCTTTCAGATCGTCAAGTGTTACCTCGTCCCGGAAGATAACCCACTTCTTATCCTGAAGGCTGTAGGTGTAAACGCTATCAGTAAACACGTTCCTTGGGTCGTAAACATCATAATTGAACCGATCTATCACCGGCAATTCACCAATGATGGGACTCCTTACCTCTCTCATGGCCCGTTCCTGGGTTTCGTCCTCTATCTTGTTCCCGTAAACGTCCACATCAAGAGGCTCATAGGTGATATTTTCCCCTATCACCTGCGGAATCGTCTCTTGTTCCCACCAGCACTTCAGATAAACCCTCCCGGACAGCCCGGCAAGCATCTTGCCACGGATAAACTTCTGATAATGAAACAAATGCCTCTGATTCAGCGTCCTATTTATACATTCTTTGGCCGCTTCCGCACACGCCTTGGCCTGATCCCCCTCATCTTCAAGATAAACCTCAACAAAATCCCTCGTGGTAAAGTATTGCGCCACGTCAAGGCTCGATTGCGTCAAAACATGACTTGCAAACTCAGGAATCCGGATGTCACTCTGCCAGTCATAGTCCTTCGGCTCCCTATCAGAATCAAGCAAGGATACATACGATTCAAACTCTGAATTTTCCGCCTGCTGATTCCCCTGGCCTACCACATATTCGCCGTCAACAATATGCTTGACAAGATGGCTTTCAATCTCTTCTCTGTCGGACATCTAATGAATCCCTTTAATTAAAAGAATGAATTATTTGTGACAATTACAAAGGCCATGATCCCATCTGTCTGAACAAATCTGTGCCTCATAAAGACCCTTGTAGATTCTTTCCGGACAATATCCTTTGATCTTTTTCAAATAGTCTTTTTTGAGGACATAAAGATCTGGCTTGCTTTTGTTGTAATCAATCATAGTTGTAAGATTTGTGATTAAAAGCCTTGCATAACAACTGTAATAATTGCGTTCTTTTTTGATTTCTGGAAATATGCGCCAATGTATGTATAAAGGAGCAAGCGACATGCTGACACGCCCCTTGAAATGATTCCTTGAAAACTTCAGATAGCTTTCTACCCACTCCGCCCATAATTGAAGGATGTCATCCATATTTTCAACAAGGCAAACAAATTCAACATAGTCCTCTTTAGTAACAGAATATCTCTCTTCGGTCGGCTTCCCAACATTGCCGACTATCTTATTGGCTGTTTCAACCATCATGTCTTGAATATCTTTGAAAATAGATTCCTTTTCCTCCATGACTCCCCTCCCCGTTAATTTATCTTTACTAATTTAGGTGGACATATTACGATTCTCATCTTTCGCCCACATTCCGGGCAAACAACAAATTCCCTACCATCCCCAACAGCCTCAAGGCTTGCAAGGCTCATTGTAAGCTCATAACCATGAAAGCATCCATCACACCACATCTGATATAAAGGCATAAAACACCTATCTACCCTATAGCAAGTTCAGGAACTTCGGTGTTCCCGATGCTATAAAAATCGTCCCAATCGTCCTTTAATGACACTACATCTAATTCTACCTCTCTTTTCCCTTTTTCCAACAAAGAACTTCTAATAAGGAGCTTGTTGCTCTTTGTGTCAACCGCTATGCGAAGATGTAATTTATATTTTCCGTTTGGTGTAAGAAAAATACCGATCTCTTTTTGCTTTATATGATTCATCCCTAACCCCTCCCCTGAAAGTATTTAGGTGCTTCGTTATTGTAAATTATCCCCCTGGAAACCCTAAAAGCAGGCTCCTTAAATAACGCCTCCCAAACCATGTTAAAGTGACTCCATTTCTGCTGGGCTGTGTCCTTCTGATCCTTCGTAACCAATGCGGCACGGTTATCCGTCCACTCTTCCCATCTCCACTTCCGCATGAAATCAGCACTCAACTTGCAAGTATCCAGAATCCACAATGTAGGCAGATAGGTTGTCAACCCGTTCTCAATCACCTTGTTGTTGAACGGAACACCACACTTGACACTGTTCTTCAGCCTCTTTTGAACCTCATGCCGGCCAAGATCCCCCTTCGTGTCCCACGTCGCCCAATAACACCCAAGATCCAGGCCCTCTTTCTTCAACCGGCTGTAAATCCTGTTCAGGTCATCCAGTACGCTTTTCTTTTCCTTCTTTATGACCTCGCAAAGTGGATCAATCGCACTTACCTTAAACTTATACCCCGCAGTCAACCTTGAAAACGTGTCGCATATTTCCTCAGTCAACAGTTTCTCAGGACTTGGGTTATACTCAGCCCAAATAAACGCCTCATTCTGAGGACTCAAAGACATGGCCCCGCAAGCCCACGGAACCCTCGGATGGTAGTCTATACCCCGGCCATGTACCCAATCCTTAGGTATTCCACCCGGAAAATACTTGTTCGCCTTAATGAAGTGCACCGCATACTCGAAGCTCTTGTAAATACGCCCCTGGTGCTGCCTGTGAAGCCCATAACGCCTGGTTGCCACATCGTCAGGATCATCGTAGGCGTCAAACATCTCTTCAATGACCTGGAGGCTCAAGGTAGGGTTATCATCCGTAGCCGCCTGCACAACCCCTATTGAATGAGGGCTGTCAGTCTTTTCGCATTGCGCTATAACTTCCCCTTCCTTAGCCAAAAACTCGCATATCGCCGGGGTCCGGTAGTAAACATGCGCCTTTTCAAAGATCTCGTCATACGTCCAACTTACCTTATTAGCAGGCGTCAGGGTCAGGATTATATCCCCATCCTCTGCCAGCAACCGCGGCAACTGCTCATTGTGGAAGTCCTTATTCGGCTCTTCATCCATCCACACGCTCATGCGCTGCACACCGGCCCCACTCTGGACCGTCTGGCTGTAACTCACAAACTCAACTATGATGTCCTTCCCGACATACCGCTCCCCGTTAAATTCCATCCCGGAAAGCGGGTCAAGAATGACCATCTTCATATCCCGAAACCGTATGTCCTTCTTGATCAAGAAACCAGGCAACCACTTCTTAAACTCAGGATAAACAGCGTTCTTGACCTCCGTCACGCTGTCAACAAATTCACCCTTCGGCCCCTTCTTCCCCTCTTTACTGTCCGTATCCCCAGGTAGATTCTCACTCGCAAACCTAAAAATCCTACTTCCCCTCTGATGGACAACTACCTTGCCCCCGCAATAAG